GGGCTGCCACAGATACTGACCATTGGAGTCCTTCAGCTTGCGGATGTTCTTCATGGTGGAGTCATTCAGGAGCCATACGGCGTTCTTGCGATAGGCGCTGTTCAGAGAGTAGAACAGGTCGATCAGCTCGTCGGCAGTGATGGCAGTCGCGGAAGCCGCCGTGACACCAAGCTGACCGCCGCCCGTAGCATTGAAAATACCCGTGGGCTTGCCGCTGCCGTCGCCGGTGAGGAACGCCTCTTCCTCCTTGTTGCCGATGCGACGGGCAAACTCGGTGCGGAAGTAGTCTTCCAGGTCAAAGGCAGAGTCGTTCAGAAGCTCTTCGGACACCTTGATCATGGTAGCGACCTTGTGTGCGCCGATGAGCTGCTGACCGAAAGTATCGTCGCCTTCGGGAATGGTGCCTTCCTCATCGACCCAGGCAGCAGTGCCCTTGGTGGCGACGATGGGGATCTTGTGACTGCCGGACGCAGTGGTAATGACATGAGCCAGGCTTCTGACCACATTCTCTGCGGAAAGAGACTGCACCAGCGTCTCCTCAAATTCATCGGGAACGAGGTAGCCGCCCTCACTGTCCACGCCTTCCTGCAGAGCGTTGCGGATCTCTGCGGTCATCATACCACCCTTGGTACGGGCCTGCGCCCAGAACGCCTTCTTATAGGCATCGGAAGCACGGCCGGTCTTGGTGTCCACCTTTGCCGTATCGGGCTTCTGAGTGATGGGCGTATTGACCGGAGTGTTCAGCTCACGCTCGAAAGCGTCCAGGCGCTCCTGACGCTCGATCTCACGGCCGAGATCGACGATCTCTTGTTCCATCTTCTCATAGGTGGCGGTGTCCTCAGCGGAGAGGACGCCTTTATCGCTTCTGTGGGAGTCGAGGAATGCCTTCGTCTGCTCCCAGGTCTTTGCACGCTGTGCGCGCAGTTCGTTGATCTTACTCATTGTTTGTATCCTCCTTAAGGCTTGATAAGTGCGAGTCTCTTTTCGAGCTCGGAGATGGGTGTGCCTGCACTTTTCGCAGGTTCGGACGGGGTGTGATGGCTCTTGACCTTGGACATGAGCGAGTTTGTGACGGCTCTGCGGCTGAACACGAAGCTGTCCTCCGCAGCGGTGCTTTCACCGTCTGCCTTGAACAGCAAATCATCGGCAAAGCCCAGCTCCACAGCCTTGTTGGCATTCATCCAGGTCTCGGCATCCATGAGGTGGCTGAGCTTGGCACGGGACAAGCCGGTCTTGATCTCGTAGGCATTGATGATGCTTTCCTTGACTTCGGAGAGCATATCGATTGCCTTCTGCATCTCCTCGCTGTCACCGATAGCGACCGTCAAGGGGTTGTGGATCATCATGAGTGCCGTGGGCGACATGAGCACCTTCGTACCCGCCATCGCAATGACGGATGCGGCAGAGGCGGCAATACCGTCGATCTTGACTGTGACATCACCGTGGTAGTCCATCAGCATATTGTAGATTTGGGCGGCCGCCACGCAGTCACCACCAGGCGAGTTGATCCAGACGGTGATATTCCCGGAGCCAGACATCAGCTCATCCTTGAAAAGCTGCGGCGTGACATCATCGTCAAACCAGCTTTCCTCAGCGATCGTGCCGTTTAAGAACAGGGTTCTCTCTTGGATCTGTTCCTGTGTCTCCTCGTTGGTCACCGTCCTGCTTTTCCAATTCCAGAACTTCTTCATCGGATTTTTCCTCCTTTCCGTTATCGGTGTTGATATTTGCAAAAGCTCCGGCGTTTTGCAGCGGGAGCATATTGCCGTTGATAAGGTACAGGTCGCCGCCGTCCTTTGCCGGGATATGGTCGAGGTTTTCCAGCTCTCGGATGTCGTTGGCGGACATCCAGCCGTTCTGACGACCGATGGCGTACCCGTTCATGCGGCTCTGGTAATCGCCGCGGAGTAGACCTTCCAGATTGAATTTCACGAAATACACGCTTTTTTCGTCCTTGGACAGGAGCGACCGCTGAATGGACTGCTCCCAGCGGATGACCCAGGGGTCAAGGGTGTATTTCACGAACTCAAGGGACTGCTGTTCAATATTAGAAAAGCTCGACTTTTCCAGGTCGCCGACCATGTGAGGTGGCACTCGGAAAATTCGAGCGATTTCATTGATTTGGAATTTTCGTGTTTCGAGAAACTGCGCCTGCTCCGGCGAGATGCCGATGGGCGTATATTTCATGCCTTCTTCCAACACGGCAATCTTATTGGCGTTGCCGCTGCCGCCGAAGGTGGACTGCCAGCTCTCCCGCACACGCTGCGGATCCTTGATCGTGCCGGGGTGCTCCAGCACACCGCCCGGAGCGGCCCCATTGGCAAAGAACTTTGCACCGTATTCCTCACAGGCAATCGCCATGCCAATGGCGTTCTTTGCCATAGCGATGGGACTGTAGCCCACCAAGCCGTCAAAACCCAAACCGGGAATGTGAAGCACTTCGGATGGGTCAAGATAGACCGTTGAGCCTTTCATGGTGGGTGCATCGTCGGACTGGGTAGAATAGAGGTAGTAGAGCTTGCCGTTTTTATCCCGGTTGACCTCCATGCGGTTAGGCATAAGCGGGTACAGCGCCACCACTTCGCCCTTGCCGTTTCGGATGATTTGCGCATAAGCGTTTCCCCAGAGGAGCAGATGCGTCATGAGGGTTTCCCGGAATACGAAGGAACTCATCTCCGGGTTCGGCTCATCGTGGAGCAAGCGGTAGAGCGGATGGTCGAGCGCCATTGCCTTGCCGCCGCTGTCCGTGTATTTATAAAGGTGTAGCGGCAGTCCTGCGACAGCTTCCGACAAGATACGGACGCAGGAATACACGGCAGTCATCTGCATGGCGGAGCGTTCTGTCACCGCTTTGCCGGAGGTCGTTCCACCGAAGAAAAAGGTGTAGTTGCTGCCCGATGTGCGGTTCTGAGGCTTGTCCCTGGATTTAAACAGCCCTGAAAAAATACCCACCTAAATCACTCTCCTTCAAAATGGGCAAAAGAAAAGCACCTGTCCGTAGACAGATGCTCTCGTTGTGTTGAATTCAGATCGTTTCGGTTTCGCTCAGTTGACGGCTAATGTCCCGCCCACCATAAATCACACGCACGGCATAGACCGTGCTTTTGGTTTCGTTCGGGTAATAGAAAATGAGATAGTTCTTGACCGGGAAGCAGCGTAATCCTTGGCTTTGCCAGGGCTCCTCATCATAGAGCCGATACCGCATGGGCATCTGGTTCAAAGAGAGGATTTCTTTTGTAATTTGCCGCACCAGGTTCACAGCGACCTTCGGTTCCTGTAACTCATAGGTGATATAGTCCAGAATATCTCGAAGGTCTTGTTTTGCCTGGTCGGTGAACTCTACTTCCCAGTTCATACGCCGTAGTCTCTTTTCAGTTCATCCATGACGCTTTGTGCAGAATGGGTGCGACCGGCACGGATATCTGCCATGCCTTTCTCAAGTTCTGCATCCCGCTGCTCCTTCGTCAAAGCCCCGAAAGCTACCGGTTTGCGCTCCGGCAGTTTCATTTCAAATGGAATGCCGCGCTGCAGAACAATCTGCCGCAGAAACATACTGACCGCATTGGACATGGGGATACCCAGTTGATCAAGTACCTGTTCGGCCTGTTCTTTGATTTCAGGCTCTACACGCGCGAATACATTAGAAGTTCTTGCCATAACTCATCGCCTCCTTGCGAATATAGTATACCACTTTTGCTTGCGATATGCAAGCGGTTTGCAAGAAGTTTACAATTTCAAATAAACAGCAGGCCCCTTGTGTCGTATACGCTCTCTACATTCTCATCACCGCAGCGGATGGCACGGTCAAGCGCCATGATAGTCGCCACGGCACCGTCGATTTTCTCTGTGGATTTTTCCTTGTCCGGCTTGATGTTTCCGGCAGGGTCTGTGCGGATGAAGATGTTGTCCATCATCCAGCGGAGGACGGGATGCCCACCGTGGGCAATTTTCTGCTCCAACACCAGCTTCATCAGCTCCTTTGTGGGCGGGGACATATCCTTGAACCCCTGTCCGAAAGGAACGACCGTGAAGCCCATGCCCTCAAGATTCTGCACCATCTGTACAGCGCCCCAACGGTCAAAGGCGATTTCACGGATATTGAACCGTTCGCCCAGGCTTTCAATGAACTTCTCAATGTAGCCGTAATGAACCACATTGCCCTCGGTGGTTTGCAGATAGCCCTGCCGCTCCCATACATCGTAAGGAACATGGTCGCGCCGCACTCGGAGTTCGAGGTTATCCTCCGGTATCCAGAAGTACGGAAGGATGATGTATTTGTCGCTCTCGTCCTCTGGCGGGAACACCAGAACGAATGCCGTAACGTCTGTGGTTGACGAGAGGTCAAGGCCGCCGTAGCAGACACGGCCTTCCAGGTCATCCTCGCAGACAGTGAACTCACATTTGTCCCACTTGTCCATGGGCATCCAGCGCACCGCCTGCTTGACCCACTGGTTAAGCCTCAGCTGCCGGAAGGAGTTCTCCTCGCCGGGGTTCTGCTTGGCAGACTCGCAGGCGTCCTTCACCTTGTCGATGCCGACCGTGATGCCGAGGGAGGGATTGGCTTTCTTCCAGACCTTCGGGTCTGTCCAATCGTCCGATTCCTCCGCACCGTATATAACGGGATAGAAGGTGTGGTCGATTTTGCGACCTTCGATGATATCTTTTGCTTTTTGGTGTATCTCATAGCAGATGGACTTTGTATCGTTGCCAGCCGTGGTGATGAGAAAATATAGCGGCTGCATTCGGGCGTCGCCGGAGCCTTTGGTCATAACATCAAAGAGCTTGCGGTTCGGCTGGGTATGCAGCTCATCGAACACCACACCGTGGGTATTAAAGCCGTGCTTGTTACCAACATCGGCGGAGAGTACCTGGTAGATACTGCCCGTTGGCTGATAAATGAGCCGCTTCTGGGAATCCAGTATCTTGACCCGCTTGGAAAGCGCCGGACACATCCGCACCATATCCGCCGCCACATTGAACACGATGGATGCCTGCTGACGGTCGGCGGCACAGCCATAGACCTCGGCGCGTTCCTCTCCGTCACCGCAGGTGAGCAGAAGCGCCACCGCGGCGGCAAGCTCTGACTTGCCCTGTTTCTTGGGAATCTCGATGTATGCCGTATTGAACTGTCGGTAGCCGTTCGACTTTAAGACACCGAAAATATCTCGAATGATCTGTTCCTGCCAGTCGATCAGCTCAAAGGGCTTTCTCGCCCAAGTGCCTTTGGTGTGGCAGAGGCTTTCGATGAACATCACGGCATAATCCGCAGCGTCCGTATCGTAGTGTGAGGTTTTCTCCATGAACCTTGTCGGTTTGTATTTCTTCAGTTTTCTCATTTCAAACACCTCCAAGGCATAAAAAATAGCCGCCACCGAACGGTGCGACCTTCCGTATAACGAGCAGCAGCCCCTCTCGGAGCCGTTGCTTTGAAATTTTGGTTTTTTACCAGTTCTCGCTGTGGAGCAGAAGCTCCAGCGCAAGCTGCGTGTTCTCATCGGCGGGCTCAATGTCCCAGCCCCTGTCGTAGTTGCAGACAATCTTGCCGCCCCGCTTGAACATCAGCTTGGAAATGCGCCCACCGTCGATGCCCCACTCGGAGCCCTTGTCGTACTGCTTCATCCAGTAGTGAAAAACCTCGCCGTTAACTCTGATGCTGCCTTCTTTCCACATAACCGTGTACCTCCGTTTGTTTTGTTGTGAGTGTATATTACCGTCATGTCCGGGATATATCCAGTCATTTCGGAGATATAAACTACACAATCTTCGGGGCAGAAAACTGTGTATCTTACAGGGCTTATCCCTGCCTGCGGCGGTGGATGGCGGCAAGGATTTGCTCCTGCTCATCCGGCTTGACGCCGATGCTGTCCAGGGCCTCCCGTGTGCCGCAGTCCGGGCAGATGAGGGTTTCATTATCCGCCCTGGATAGAGCGGGATGCTCACTGTAAGCTCGACCGCATTGGGGGAAGACGAAAAGGCGTACCACATTATCTTCTTTCATATTCGTTCCTCCTGCATCTTAAGTAAGCATCCATCAGCACCGTCCGGTCGAAACCAAAATCCTCATAGCCCTGCAGGCAGGTCTGCATATAGTTGACGGACGGAAGCCCGATGGGTCTGTCCTCATGCATAATGTACACGAACACTCTGCGATTTCGAACCTTGCCGGTTCGGATGCCAGTAATGGGAAGGGTCAGTTCCTTCTTGTAGTAGAAGGTCGGAAATCCTTCATAGCGGTTGAGGGCTTTTTCGTCCTCAGCAGTGACTTCCCACACGGCAACGGGAACAGTACTGCCAAGCTGCTTTTCAACCGTGAGATAAGAACCCGTCTTACTGCCCTTGAAAAGCAGTTCATAATCCTCAAGGGTGGAAGTGCCGATGATCCGTGCCGAGGGGCAGCGCATCCGCATTTGACGGACATTGAGGTTGCTGCCGTAGGCGATGTAATAGCGTTTTTCCATAAAAAATACTCCTTTCCGAAGTCGCCTTCTACCACCGAAAGCCCGCCATCAGCGGGTTCGGGGGCCTCTGGGCTGCGTCCTTCAAGCAGCTGCTCTGCCGCTGCGGAAGGCTGCATCCCCATCCAGGCGCTTCGTGAGGAGTTCTCTTGCGGTCTTGAACTCGTCGCCAATAAAGCCGAGGCGAAGGAGCCAAGTGCGCATTGCGTATTTGGGGTTCTCGTTCTGCTGGGGCTTGGGGCTTGCGGTTCTGACCGTCTTTGCCATCTGGCTGAGTGCAAGGCACAGCTGAATGTAACTCTTGAGCTGTCCGGCGTGGAGTCCGTTCTGCTTGCCGTCTGCCGGAGCATCGAACTGGAAGAGCCGGAACTCGACCGTTCCCTTGGTGAAGGTTGCGTGGAGGTTCAGCATATGGTAGCGGCTGTCGTTGTAGTGGTGGTCTCTGCCGTAGCTGGCGTTCTGGCTACCGTACCAAATGTCTGCCAAGGCAGCCATGGTATTGGGCTTTCTGCTGTTCAGCCGTTCCAGGAATCTGGGGTCAACCGTGCGGCAGTAGCGGCTGATGCGGCCTCTGTCCAGGTTCAGTGCACTTGCCAGGAGGGCTTCGTGGCTTGCCATGATGTTGGCGAGGTTTCGCAGTGTTTGGGGCGTGTGGCCTTTAGCGCCGATGTGGATGTGAACGCCGCAGCCTCTGGTGGCATCGCTTTTGGCTCCTGCTTTGCGCAGGCGGCGAATCAGCTCCTGCAGGGTTTCCATGTCGGTGTAGGTCAGGATCGGCGTGACCATCTCGCATTTCTCGCTGTCCGGCCCTGCGATGCTGACATCCTTCTGGAATTTCCATTCCCGTCCGTCTGCGTCCCAGGCTGACCAGGTGCAATAGCCGTTGCGGTAAGAGGTGTTCTCGTACCGTCCGGTACCGAAGAAGGTGGCTGCCAGCCTTGCGGCTTTCTCTCTGGTGATACTGTTCATTTCGACCTCGACCCCGATGGTCTGCTTCTTCATTTCGGCTACCTGGTTTTCTGTTCTCTGGCTCATGTTTGTGACCTCCGTTTTGGTTTGTTTTCCCTTTCGGTAGTCACATATTACCTCTGAAAGCACACTATATCCAGTTATATCTTAGCTATAAACTACACGATCTTGTGGTCTGGAAACTGTGTATATTACAGCACTCCGTCATCATCCGGTTGGCTGGAAAGCGGTTTGAAATCCAAGGTCTCCAGCATCAGTTGGGCTCCGAGGCGGTAACCGTCAATGAAGGCTTGCACGGTTTCCTCCGCCTTAAGAGAATCAATATCTCCCAAAAGCTGCTCCAAGGTGGCGACCTCCTCAGTCCTCATGAAGCTACGGAGCATCTGAATGCTTTTGTCGATGCGCTGATTGAGTTCCTGCTCATCAGTATCGGGAGGAGCGGTTCGCTCCCAGGGGTGTATCTCGCCAAAGTATAGGCGGCGCAGCAGTTCATTTTTCATCTGCGTCACACTCCGAAAAAAGAACTCGGCATTCATCCTCGCCCCAGGCCACGCTCAGACCGCATCCGTTATCCCAAGCGACCATGATGGAGCCAATATCGTCAACCCCACGCACAGTGCCTTTCGTGCCGATGGGCGGAGCCTGTGGGTCATCCATTTGGAGAAGTTCGACCCGTGTGCCCTTCGGGAATCGCTCACGAAGGGCTTGTAGGGCTTCTTTTGAAATCATTCGCATACTTCCACCTCCGACCGCTGACCGTTTCTGAAGGCAGAACTGCCCGCCAGATTGCGAAGGAGTATTTTTCGAGCGGTCTTATATTCCGCGCCGATGAAGCCCAACCGAAGTAGAAAGCACCGAAACGCATATTTCTCGTTGTCGGTGGGCTTCTCGGTGGAAGTTACACGCTTTTGCGTTCGTGCCATTTCGCACAGCTTGCAGATGAAGGTGTCATAGGCTTTCAGTTCGTCCGGGGCGGGTGTTGCCGGAAACCAAGGGAAGGATACATTCGTGTCCGTGATTTCCAGTGGCAGGTCAGGGACTCCGAGAGCTTTCTTGATAAGACCACCCTTGGCGGCAATGAGTGCCTTGAGGTTTTCCAGATTGCTGTCGGTGAACAGACTCTTCGGCATGGAAATGCAGACGGCACAAGGCTCGTCCTCGTCATCAGTGTGGCTCTGGTCGATGTCAAAGCCCTCATCGTAGATGTGCTGCAGCAGGCGTTCAATGACCTCACTGTCGGCACGGTCATCAAAGGAAAGGCTGCCGTTTCGGTCGATGGTGAAGTAATCCACCTCATAGTTGAATGTGGGTGCGCCACAGTACTTTGCGGGGACACCGAGCCAGTCGGAGATGGTCTGCACCAGCCGCTTGCGCTCTGCGCCCTGTGCATGGATTGTAATCGTCATGTTCGTGACCTCCTTGTTTTATGGTAGTCACATATTACCGTCAGGTTGTGCACTTATCCAGCTATATCTGCACATTTCCGGTGTAGATTATATCGGCGCATTATCGCCGCCGGACTGTGCATACCACACAATTCCGCAGAGCACGAACCATACGCACGGAAGTGCCACGCCGTTGCCCCACATCTTATATTCCGCACTGTCGGAATGCGGATCTTTCAGCCACTTGGCGACCTGCTTGTCGGATTTCATTTTGCAGCCGGTCACTTCGGAGTAGGTCTTGAACACCTTGTGCCAGAAGTACATTTCCTCATCGGACGGTTTTTCCGTACCGAGATCGGCGCACCAGTTGTCCGGGAAGCCTTGAAGCCTGGCACACTCGGTGGGCGTCAAACGCCGGACGGTATATCCGCTTTGAATAGCACCCGGTCCTTTGGCTACCAGTGTCGGCTGAAGCTCCTTCTCAAAGGTCGGAGCGAACTTGGCGTTCTGCCCCTGGTTGAAGGTGTCCCTGCCAATGCCGTAGCAAACGGCGGTGGGGTCTTTGTAGTCACGGGCAAGGACGGTAGGAGCCTTATCTTCAGAAACCTGGGTGAAGCTGCCCGTGGTCATGGCATAAACGGCATGGCGGTCAACGGTATTTAAGGTGAAGCTGACATCCTCGTTGATGCCGTCGCCCTGGGGACCGTTCTTGTCCTCACGGCCGATCATGGAACCTTGCAGCACAAAGGTCTGCTGTTTCGTCCCTGCGTTGGCGCACACCACAGCGGAGCGGTCTCCGAGGTCACGAACCTCATCCCGCTGATTCTGCGTGAAAGCGACAACAGCAATTCCACCCTGATTGCAGGAGGGATTGCCGCCGTTTCCGTCAAGCGTCCGTGCGGTTTCCGCTTCGTAGATGCCACTGTGGGAATTGTCCGACTTCATGGCATTGGAGTCCTTGGAGCAGATGCCGAATGGCTGAAGGACGCAGGTGAAGTTGTCCTTGTCCGGCATCCGCTGATTTCCTCTGGCATTCTGCTTGGTGAGAGTCGGAGAAACCTGTCCGCCGTCCCAGCCGCAAGGCTCGAACAGCGTCTGGTCGTTGTTGCAGGACAGAGTTGCGGATTTGTTCTCTTGGATGAGAGGCCCCTTGCCGCCACCTTCACAGCCGGAGCGGATCTTCATCACAAGCGGCACATTGTTGCCACCTGTACCCATGTGGGAGGTCAGCGTCTGCACATTGCCGTCCTCGGAAAGTTTGACCCTGCTGTCGGTCGGATGGTTTTCCAGCGCCACCGCCGCAGGAACAACGCCTGCCCGAAGTGTGGGAGAACACTCTTCCTCATAGCCGAT